ACAACCCGAGGAGGCCAGCGTGGACAACGCTACCCCAGTAACCCCCGAGGTAGAAGCCGCCCAGCCGGTAGAAGCCTCACGCCCAACAGTAACGGCACTAGCTTTTACTGCACCCCGTAGCCCAATCAACACCCCAGCTGATTACCTTTTCCACAAAGTTAAGGCAACAATGGACCCAGGTAGCGAATCTGCACTGTGGGTTAGAGCAGCTGATGACAGCACCAGTAATAATGCTGGACTTATCCCAACGCCTCAGCTAACTACTTTGTTTAATGGCAAGTCTGACAGCTTCCGCGCAAGTATTGAAGCTATCAACACTGCAGCTTTACCGGCTATGGGTATGTCGCTACAAATCCCTCGCATTAAAACCGTCCCAACGGTCGCGGATACAAATGAAGGCTCAGCACCTTCAGAGACAGGCATGGAGGTAGAGTTTGTAACTGCTACTGTAAATAAGTACGCAGGACAGAACACAGTTTCCGTCGAATTGTTCGACCGTTCAGACCCAGTATTTTTAAACGTATTGGTTCAACAAATGGCCGACGCTTACGCGCTAGCTACTAACAATTTTGTTAACGGTGCTTTGATTACTGCAGCTACTACAGACGCTACTACTACCGTTACTTACCCAACAGCTGCAGAGCTTCTAGGTATTGTTTCACGCGGTGCAGCTAGCGTTTATTCAAACAGCAAGCGTTTTGCTCGCAATATGATCGCTTCAAGCGGACAATGGGCAAACATTATGACCCTTAACGACTCAGGGCGACCAATCTACACAGCGCAACAGCCACAAAACGCAGGCGGCGCAGTATCAGTGTCAAGCCTACGCGGCAACGTTGCAGGACTTGATCTATACGTAGATTATGCAAACGCAGGCGACGGCGACGGTACACTTTTGATCGTCAACCCTGACTGCTTCACCTGGTACGAATCCCCAGCACTACGTTTAACCACTAACGTAATCTCTAGCGGACAAATCGAAATCATGTACTACGGATACGGTGCCCTTGCTAACTTGGCAGACGGCGGCGCGTTTAAAAATAACAAGGCGTAAGCCTAAAACACTAGAACCCTAGACCCTGCCCCTAGTCCGGTGGGGTTTAGGCCAAACAGTTAGGAGTAAAGCGCGTGGCTGCAACATATATAACCCAAGCTGAGCTACGCGCTTTGCTTAACATAACTGGGATTACCCTTTACACAGACGCCTCAGTAGAGGAAGTCTGCCAGGCTACAGAGGACATATTAAACAAATACTTATGGTTTAACACCGCGCCTATATCTGCTACGGGTTTGTCAGCCAACGTAGCTACAATTACTACCCCTACACCTCATGGCTTTGTAACTGGCCAGCAAGTAACAGTAGCCGGCGCAGGTACTACTTTTAATGGCACTAAAACACTAACTGGCTATGACCTTTACCGTTTTACTTTTGATAAAACAGCTGCAGACCAAACTACACACTTAGTAAAACCTTACGGCTTAGCCACTGGACCTAACCACGCTACAGCTTATGAAAGTGTGCCAGCCGTGCGCGAAGCTGCAGCCGCTTTAGCTACTACTATCTGGCAAGCACGCCAGGCACCAGGGGCCAGCGTTACTACTATTGATGGCTTTATCGCCTCACCTTATCAGCTAGGCAATACTCTTATAGCAAAGGTACGCGGGCTTATAGCCCCGTATATGTCGCCTAACTCTATGGTGGGCTAATGCCTGCAGCTATAACTACCCTTAGATCAACACTAGCTACAGCGTTAGCTAACGTCGGTGTCTGGACAGTGTTTAATCACGTCCCAGAAATCCCTTTAAGCAACTCGTTAGTTATCGCCAATGATGACCCTTATATTTTGGTTAACAGCAACGTTAAAACTGCCATAGCCCCTACGGTACGTTTTAAGTTATTTTTGTTAGTGCCAGTTATGGATAACTTAGGTAGCCAGACCAAGCTAGAGGATTACTATTTAGCTGTTATGACAAAGTTAGCAGCTAGTAACTTAACAATAAATATAACTAGCTTTAGCGCGCCTGCAATTTTGGAAACCCCTAGCGGTAACTTGCTTCAAAGTGAAGCCGGTTTAGAGATAATAAGCGAGTGGAGTTAATTATGGCTAACTATAAAGTAATGATAGATAACGAAATCGCAGGCGTTGGCCTCGGCGGTACCGTTAACGACACAGATTTAGAAGGGTGGGACTTACCACACTTGCTAAAAATTGGCGCTTTAGAGGAATCCTCAGTAAGCCCAACCCCTACTAAAGTAAAGGAAGTGCAGGAATAATGGCAATTTATTTTACAAATAATACTTACCTAAAACTAGGTACTTATGATATGTCAAGCGTAGTTATCTCAGCTAGCATTAACGTAAACTTTGATCAGCTAGAAATTACAGCTATGGGCGACGCAGCGCACAAATACCTAAAGGGTTTGCAGGCTTCAACCCTTAGCGGCAGCCTTTATATTGACCAGGCAGCTATCGGGGCAGGTTCAACACGTGCAGTACTAGACAGCCTTAGCGGCACGTCTGCAGCGTTTGAGATCGGTGCTAACGGTTCTACTGCAAGCTCTACAAACCCAGTCTACAAAGGCTCTTGCTTTGTTAACGGGTACACACCTATTAACGGTGCCAACGGTGAAATCGCCCAATTAGACTTCCAATTTGACATCACAGCACAAACAGCACCATTCCCAGCAGTAAGCTAATAAGAAACGAGGGCTAGAAAATGGCAAGGTTAAAAATTACTAGAGATACCGGCGTAGTAGAGGAATACGACATTACGCCGGCTATCGAAGTAGAGTTCGAAGCCTACGCAAAAATGGGCATTAACAAATGCTTTAGGGAACAGGAAAAGCAAACCGACGTTTACTATTTATGTTGGCTAGCGATTAAACGCAGCGGGCAGACTGTAGCTCTATTCGGTGAGGCTTTTCTTAACACCCTAAAGGCAGTAGAGGTGCTAGATAGCGACCCTTTAGCTGGGTAGGTAATAGGGAACTACTTACCTACCAAATAGCAGCGTTAGCGGTTGAAACTGGCATAGCACCTAAAGAGTTTGTAGAAATGTCGCCGGAGATGTTGGCGGCAGTCTACAAAGTACTAAAAGATAGAAACGAGGCAGCAAAGCGTGGCTACAGCAAAAATCGTAGGACTAGATGAAACGGTTAGAGCTTTACGCCAATTTGACCCTGCAGCCTTAAAAGAGATGAATAAAACAATTTACCAGGCTATGAAAATAGCCCAGATAGACGCTAGGCAGTTATCGCCTACGGTTTCACCTTTAAGCGGCTGGGCTAGACCTGTTAAAGAAGGCAAGTGGTCGCGCCTAACCTTTCAAGCCAAGCCTATTAAAATGGGATTAAAAACAAAGATAGATCGCGCACGTAAACGCGGTACCTGGACTAGCAAAGCCTATTTACTTATTAACGCAGACCCAGCCGGTAATATCTACGAGTGGGCTGGTAGACATAACGGTAAGACTGCTCAGGGTGCTAGGTTTATTAAAGCTATTAGAGATCAGTCAAACGTAACAGTACGCGGTAAGCAAGGCCGTATAGCTTACAAAGCTGTAGAGGACAACAGGCCAGAGATTATTACTAAATCCAATGCAGCTATAGCAAAAGCCGAAGCTATAGTAAATCGAAAGCTGGCTAAATAATGGTTATTAAAGTACCTATAATTGTCAGCTATAACAATAAAGGTACTAAGCAGGCCGTTAAAGGTATTGGCGGTTTAGAAAAATCTTTTAAGAAAATGGGGCTAGCCTCTAAGTTATCTTTTGCTGCAGCTACTACGGCAGTAACAGCCTTTACAAAGAAGGCAGTAACCGCAGCCCTAGAGGAATCTAAAGCGGTAGCTGTACTCAATAAAAGCCTAGATAATTTAGGATTAGCGTTTGCCTCTACTGGTGTTAACGCTTATATAGATAGTTTGCAAAGAGCTACGGGCGTATCCGAGGATTTACTAAGGCCGGCGTTTGGCAGGTTGATTAGGTCTACTAACGATTTAGGTAAAGCACAGCAATTACTAGCCCTGAGCTTAGACATAAGCGCGGCTACCGGTAAATCTGCAGACGCAGTAGCAGCTTCATTATCTAAAGCCTACTTGGGGCAAAATACGGCGTTAGGCCGGTTAGGCGTTGGCTTATCTAAAGCCGAGTTAGCTTCTAGCAGCTTTGAGGAAATACAAGCAAAATTAACTACGCTGTTTGCAGGTAGCGCAAAGGCCGCAGCCGATACTTATGCCGGTAGCGTCGCTAAGCTACAAATAGCCGCAAAAGAGGCAAGCGAAACTATTGGGTTTGCTTTAATTGACGGTATACGCAGACTAGGCGACGAGCAGGGCATAGATGACGCAGCCGACTCTATGGAAAAGTTAGCAAGTCAAACAGCGTTTGCTATAACAGGATTTAGCGTTTTATCCGACACTATTAGTAATAGTGCTTTAGGTAAAGGTTTTGGTTCATTATTGCAATTCGGCCCTATAGCTATGGCTATAAATGAATTAGCAAGATTAGGTAAAGCTACTGTAGCTAGTGAAACTACAGGTACTAACCGACAAAGCCCGCGAGTAGCTGAGCAGGCAGCCGCTAAGGCTGCTAAAGCGCGAGCAAAAGAGATAGCCGACCGGACTAAAATAGTAACTATTACTAAAGCTCAGGCAGCTAATGAAAAGTTATCGCGTATGTTTGATATGGACGCAATACAGCTAGCAGCTGCCCTACAGGGCAAACTATCTAAAGAGGACGAGGCCAGGGTAAAGGCCCTGCAAGCTCTAAAGACTGAGGACAAGAACGACGATATTAAAGCCCTGGACGATTTA